GAGAGTACTACAGAGAATACTCAAGAGATTACAACAGAGAGTAACTCTTTTTGTCAGGCTCATGCTGAGCCCGACCATGCGCAAGCTGTTTTAGATCATTTCAACAAGGTCACTAACTCAAGTTATCGCGATGGTAAAACAACTATGGGCCATATCAGAGCCCGTCTAGCTGAAAATTACACCTCAGATGATTTAATTCTGGTGACTGACTACATCACAGCCAAGTGGCTAAATGACTCAAGAATGAGTGATTACCTACGCCCGAAAACATTATTTAGCCCTGAAAACTGCATGGAGTACTTTGAAAAAGCTCAGAAATGGCATGAGGCTGGTCGCCCCGTCTGTGTTAACGGTAAATGGCTCAAGCCTGGTGAAGTTGCTGTAAGTATCGACCCCGTAGAACGTGACAATGCTTACACACGGATCATTGGTTCAAGGCTAACACCTAAAAACCGCATTGAGGAAATCGCAGCTGAATTAGCGGGTAAACAGGGTGTTCGTAACATGTCGGATTTTGTAGGTCGCAAGGCATGGTTAGGTATTTGGCAACAAGCAGCAGAGCTAGCAGCGAAAGAGGTGACAGCATGATGCGTAGTGAAACTAAAACAATCTATGGCGTTGACGTACTAGGCATGATTGCCATATTCAAACAGATACGTAAATGGCGCACGATTCGCAAGCTTCGTAACAGATGGAATCAATCCCGTCGTGACTTAGTGACCTGCAGGAAGTTTCGCCACTTAAACCATCATGCTGACCATTTTCAAGTTCAGCAGCGTTATAAGCATATGCGCGAGTATGTTAAATCCCACCAGCAGCGAGGTGCTATCTGATGAATAAATACATTCAAAGCCTCGAGGCGCTTAAAGCTAAACCACGACATAAGCTTAATGAAATTGGGGATCAGTGGTGTACACCCGATGAATTGTACTGGGGTATCAGCTCGATATATGGGCTATTCAAACTCGATTTATTTACTGACGGTAAAAACACTAAGGCACCTAACTTCTACACTGCAGAAGATAATGCTTTAACTCAAGACTGGTCGGAAAAGCTAAAAGAAGTTGGCGGTGCTGCATTTGGTAATCCACCATATTCACGCAGTTCATATCACGAAAAACAGGCTATAACGGGTGTTGGCCACATAATGAACCACGCCTTTGCAATGAGAGAGAAAGGCGGTCGCTATGTTTTTCTTCTGAAGGCGGCAACAAGTGAAAGCTGGTGGCCAGAAAATGCAGATCATGTTTGCTTTATTCGCGGTCGTATTGGGTTTGAGCTCCCTGCGTGGTTTAACCCATCAGATGATAAACAGAAGCCAACGGGGGCATTCTTTGCTGGCGCTATTGTCGTTTTTGATAAGTCATGGACAGGTAAACCATTTGATTATATCAAGCGTGAGGATCTAGAGGAACGAGGCAGAATATTCATAGAGCAAGTTAGGTGGTTAGCGAAGAGGGTGGCTGCATAAAATGATAACTGAATACCAATACACGCAAGGAATTGAAGTCATTAGGATTGGACGCGAATTTAAAACAATAAATGCAGCGATCCTAAAAAATGTTGCTAGTTATTCACCATCCGCTGCACACCGAACTTTTGAAATGCTGGAAAAAATTGGCTGCATAAAATATGTCGGCAATTTCCCTGCAGGGAAAACTAAGCAGAGGTCAAAGCAATACAGCATCGATCCCCATGCAATTACAAAGCTAAAGGCAGTGTGGGAGACAAAGTTAGAGGAGAAGGAAAAACCAAAGAGGGCAGAAAAGCTTAAAACACAGTCACCATCCGAGCCTAAAAAAGTGGACGAAATCAAGAAGTGTGGGCCTGAGCCTCGATTCGAGTGTGGCATTAAAGTTGTCGAAAAGGCTTACATAGGCGATATGGGAAACCAATCACTTAAACAGTTAGATCAGTTGCTGGCGGGGGTGAGGCCATGAGTGCAGATGACAATGTTATTCAATTCAAAGCGCCTAGTGATGCAATTCCCACTATCGACACGGAAGTAAAGGGAAGAAAAAGCAGACAGCAAATGTACTGTAAGCATCATTCACTAGTTATCGATGAAGAGCATAGAACAGTTGAATGCAACGATTGTGGCTGTGTTGTCGAGGCTTTTGATGTTCTGTTAGCTAGGGCGAATAATGCCGAGTCTGTAATCCGAGGCATGAGTGAATTATTAAATAAGCGTGACGAACTGCGTAAATCAGTCGATGGGCTTTTGAGGGAAGAAAAGAACACCAAAGCCAGATTGCGAAGCGCCAGAACAGATTTAATGTTTATTGAAAATAAAAAGCTTCAGCATGAGGGGAAGGTTGGATGAAAAATACCATGCTAGAAATTCAGCCTTGCCGTTATTGCAATAGCTCCGACACGACAGTCGAAAGTCATAGCTATAGGACATGGTTCTATGTTCGCTGCCATCGCTGCGGTGCTAAAGGTCCCGATGTTAATGATAAACCAATGGCTGTTACTGTATGGAATAAGGGGGTAATTAGTGAGTAATTCAATATCTCTAATTTTACCTTTTCCACCAAGTGTTAATGCCTGCTGGCGGAACATCAACGGCAAAACGTTAATCAGTGCAAAAGGGCGTGCATTTCGGGCTAGTGCAATAGCTGCTATTTATACCCAATTAAGACCAAGACCTAGGGTAATTACTGAAAATGTATCCGTCATTGTGAAGATGTTCCCACCCACTTATCACAGAAGGGATATTGATAACTATCTAAAAGCACCATTTGGCGCCATCACCCATGCCAATATTTGGAAAGACGATGAGCAAGTTAAGCATGTTGATATCACTTGGTGTGAAGTCGTAAAAGGTGGTCGATTTGAAATTGAGATAAGGCCACTCAATGCAAAAGTGGAGAAAATATCATGAGTCACCAATGGATATTAACTCCAATATTAATACCTGAGCTTAGCGCGGTGATATTTAGACCAGGAGCACATTTAAATACATTCAGTGGAAGAATGTTGCTCATGACTTTACCTGAGGAGCTAAAGTATAAACCATCAGGCCTTATCTCTCTTTCTGACCAATACCTCAGCGGCTTGGTTGGTGATGAACGGGTATCAAAATCTGTATTAAATTTAACCATCGATCCCGAGCCACCAGCTAGCTTGATGTTAAAGCCAAAACCTCAGCGCTGGACTAATGATAAATATCTACAGTGGGTTAAATCACAGCCATGTTGCGTATGCGGTGCCACATCGGACGATGCACATCACCTAATCGGTCATGGTCAGGGTGGCATGGGTACTAAAGCCCATGATTTGTTCACTATCCCATTATGTCGCATTCACCACAGCGAGTTGCATAAGGATCCTAATGAGTGGGAAAGCGAACACGGAAGCCAATTATATTTTTTATTTCGATTCCTAGACCGTTCAGCGGCACTGGGTGTTTTCGGTTAATGCGTTGTGCGGAACGCAGGAGACTTTTTGCATGAGAGATATTCAGTTGGTTTTACAAAAATGGGCAGGTTGGACGAGTGATAATCCGGGTATCGATTATTCCCATATTGCTGCAGGCTTTAAAGGCCTAATTGCAAACAAAGAACCATCGAGAGAGTCATGCAGTGATGATGACGGGATAATTATTGATAGCGTTATTGCGAAGCTACGGCAAGTTAGAAAAGAGGAAGAGTTAGAATTAATTGTTTTGCATTACCTTTATGGGGTGTCAAAACGCAATATCGCCAAGGAATGGAAAATGAGTGAGGGGCGAATTCGGCAAATGATGCAAGTTGCCGAGGGCTTTGTTCATGGTTGTCTAGCCATGCTGGGTGTAACCCTAGAAATGGATTCCGAGGTTATTAATAAAGTAAAAGTGATAGATAGTAAAAAAGTATTAGTGCGCTACGCAAATTCGATGCTATTGTGATAAGAGTGAATACGTTGTCACCTAACTTATAGAATGAAACCTCGCCATTTGTGCGGGGTTTTTGTTTTTTAGCGCATAGTTTCTTTACAATCCACAAAATATAGCTACTTTTATATAACAAGTGATTGATTAATTGCTGATTATAAAGGGATTGTATTTATGGGGATCTTTCATGTATTACAGGTAGCGGTAGCTGCACTGGTATTAGTTCTTCTATTTGTCGCTATTCCACATTGGGTAAAGTAATTAGCAGCTGAAGAGTTGAGTTTGCACAATTTCAACAGTGAACTATATTTAATTTGCGAACTACATCAGTTGTAAGAACATCAACCCTAATCAAACCCGTCAGAAATGACGGGTTTTTTGCCATGTAATTTCTCTTATTTTTATATGGATTTTGGTGGGTTGATTGGTTACAATTTGTTCGGTCGTTCATGTGAAAAAGTAGGGATTTGTGAAAGCAGTTAATCGTTTTTTAGATTTTATGGTTGGAATGCAGTATTTAATGGTGGTTTTTGTCGTTTCATTACTGGTCTTGTTTGTGGAAAATTGGGTATAACATTAGCCACAAATAATTTTTTCGGATAGATGAATAGTACCGTGTATACAGTGTTGCTAGTGCAGAGTGATTAAACTACATAATTATTAAGAGGTCGCCTAGTGCGGCTTTTTTGCTTTCTGAGGTTCATCAATGCAAATACCTACTGAATTAGTGTTTAGACCCGCCAGTGAGCTGCCTACTGAAGATTTAGACGGTAGGGATGTCATTATCATCAATCCTTGTGATGGTTGGCACCTTGGTATAGTTCGCGTGGAAAAAGAGGGTGATTGGGTTCACATCGGTATTCGTCCTTGGATGGGGTCAGAAATGACACCTCATGATTTTTATGTGGCGTGGGCGCTATTACCTAATCTTTATGACCTAAGCCAAAAGTACGATGGTGAGCGGTATATGAATCGCCATTGCTGCGTATGCAAGCGGCGTGACCATTCTACAGCTGAGCATAAATAATTGGTCACTTAGGCGGCCTTTTTTTATTGCTTAAATATCAACTGAATTCATTAACTCACACTAGCTTCTGTAGCTGGTGGATTTTCTATTTTCTATTATCTATGCACTAAGGAACGTAACTATGTACGCACTTAAATTAATGACAGAACGTGAAGGCCGTAAAGTTGAAGAGTCACATTATTTGGGAAAAATGTACCGACTGGAGTTTTATCCAGTAGTCGATAATCCCGATATAGTTGCTCGACTGGAATACACAACAAAAGACGGTGTTCCTGCATTTGATATCAAGCGAACAGATCATGCCTACATTACTACGGTAACTGGCGATACGGTTCGAGTTATCTGCAGAGGTAAAACACCTTCTCATTAACTGTTAAGAGAACAAATCATTTATGAGCACATCAATAGGGATAACCCTCGGTGCTGCTGGCGGTGGCGCGATGGGCGGTTTCCTTATTGGTGCCGACTATGGTGTTGTGCTAGGGGCAGTTATTGGCGCTTCAGTTTCCGTCATTGCATCTAAAGATAATAACCGACGAAAGATACTTCATTTTATTTTAGCACTCGGTGCAGGGATCCTCATTGCTAAAGAAGCCTCAGATTTTATTGCTCAGGTATGGCAATGGGAAATTAGCCCTAAGATAACAGCCATTGTTATTTCGGCCTTGTTAATCCCCGTTCTGGTGCTTGCTGCAAACAAAGACAACCTTAGAAAGCTGTTTAGTCGTATTGTTGCATCAATAGACCGAAACTTCAGTAGTATCGTACAGGCCATTAAAGACTGGCAAAATAAAGGGGGTAACTGATGGAAGCCTTCTTTAAGTTGTACGGCGAGGTTATAGCATGGCTAGACCTTTACTTTTGGGATGCTGCTGATATTTCTTTGATGTCATTGTCGACGCTTATTTTATTTTTGTGTCGATACCCAAGAACAAGGGACGCTATTGTCGGAACTGCATTACTAATCGGTATGGTTTATCAAATCTACGAAACGTTAACAGGGGCAAGGGTATCAGCCCCGTCCGATGTTTATGCTGATTTAATCTTATTCCTCGTTATCTTTGCGTCAGGTGGAAACATTATGACGGTCATCGTTATCAGTAAGCTAATGTCCCGAATCAAATCAATCTGGTCACTTATAAGGCGGCCTTTTACTTTCATGGTGAAGAAATGAAATTAAGTAAACATTTCGATAGTAATGAATTTGCATGTAAAGACGGGTGCGGAGCAAATCAAGTTGAACCTAAGTTGGTTGAAATACTTGAAAGTGTTCGCGCCCATTTTAGTAAGCCAGTAATTATTGTCAGTGGCCGTCGCTGCACCAACCATAATAAAAGTGTAGGTGGCGCGCCTAAATCACAACACTTGTTAGGCACTGCGGCAGATATCAAAGTCAAGGATGTAGCGCCTAAAATAGTGGCTGATTATCTTGAATCTATCTTTCCTGATAGCTACGGCATCGGTCGCTATAAAACATTCACACATATTGACGTGAGGGGATATAAAGCACGATGGGGCAGCAACTAAGCATACTAACTAAAGCATTAATGGCCGCTTGTGTCATTTTGCTATTTTGGCTTATTTGGGTTGTGAAAGATTACGACAAATTGAGTGATAAGTTTGATAAGAAAGCTAATGAGCTAGCCGCCAATCAATTCATATTGTCCACCGTTTTAGAACTTTCGGTAACATTCAATGAAATCTCACGAAATAATCTCAGAGAGCGGGATAGGGCAACCGTGGCTTCTGAAAAGGTCAAAACCATTATCAAAACTGTTCTTGTGGATAATGAGTGCGCTCCCCTTGATGCTCCTCGTGATGCTACTATCGAGCTGCACAACCACGCGAATAGAATACGTTCAAACGCCACCAATACCCATACCAGCCCACTTACTCAATGATTGCTTACCTGAATACATCCCTGAGACATTTCCTTGGGGTGACTCTCTGTTGATAAATGAGTCACTACTAAAAGTCATCGAGCAATGTAATTTAGATAAAAAAGCCATTCGAGATATTGAAGCTGAAAGGGCAAAAAAATAGCCCATACCGCCTGGTGGAATATGGGCTAACTATATGTACTGCCTAGTAAGTTTATTGTTATATATGTCTACTTTTAAGATTAATACATTGACTGATGAATAAGTGTAAAAAATCTTAACAAAATATGTCAGCCTCGCAATCGCGGGGCTTTTTAATGGAGAAATAACATGGCAACACAAGGCTTTGATAAACCAGAGCAATTCCGTGAAGAGTTGGATAAAAGCACTCCGAAAGAATAAAAAAAGCCCCTCGTTGGCGCGGGGCGGAATATTCGATTAATAGAACCAATTTTTGTTTATGAATACCCAAATGTCAAATGGGTGTGCGCATGATACCAATATAAGTTAAATAATCTAGGTATAAATTGTTACGAAATACGGAAAAGAATATTGAAAAACGCGTATGCAAATAAAAAAAGCCTACACAGCGGTAGGCTAAAGTGTTGCTTTACGATGAATATCAGCGTTAAGCCTAGCAGGTTATTTCAAATGCGCAATTATATTTGGTGATTATTAAATGATATAAAAAAAGCCCCTCTATAGAAGGGCATATCTAATGGAAATGTATCTTTATCATTATTGTTGTAGGACCAGTCATCCTTAACCAGCGGCAGGATATTACCACTACTTATTGCTTAAGCCAAATTGGAGTATTTATTGATGAGCAAAATCGTATTAACACCAGAACAAATCAAGTCTCTTTATGAGTTTACACAGGAAGAGGGGCAACTGACTTACACCCTTGAAGTAGGCACCATCTGTGATGGTGATGAAATTGTTTATGAAGGTTTGATAGCTTATTCAGGCTCGGAAGAACACGGTGTTCTGCAACTAGAATAGTAGGGGCGAGAAGGAAAGCCCTGTTAGATAAATATTTCAGGGCTTTCAATCGTAGTTACATAACATACATATATCCTATTTGCTTATCGTTAATATCAAAATTAACCTGGCCACCCTCAGGTGAATCCATTGTTGCTAAAGATATAAAAAAAGCAATAACGATGATGGTGTATACGAGAAACATAGATACCTCCCGTAAGTTGAAGTGGACTACTGCACTTGTGAGCTAGTACGCTCAATTTAAGAATAAATCAGTTTTTTTATTTTGAAAATAGTCGATTGAAATTATTTTTAATGTAATAGCCATCAGCTAATCACTGGTGGCTTTTTCATTTATGGAGACAGTCATGTCAGATAAAAAAGAAATAGCCACCCTATCTATAAAGATATCAGTCGATAGCACTGACTTAGATAAGCTGGAAGCGCAGCTAAAGCGTATTGAAGGGCTGATGATTAGCACTGGACTGAAACAACCAGCCAAAGGTGGCTTCATCACTGATTTTGCTGCATTCAACCATTTTGGGTGCTTAGAACCCGTGTTTACAAATTCCGCTGATAGAGCGTTCATTAATGGGGTGTTTATTGATAATGCTGCGCTAGAGAAAGCCATGACACAAGCAGCAAAAGAAGGTGCTAAAAAGGGGGCAGAGCAAGTACGGTTTAAAATAACCACAGGCATTAATGATAACAGTGTTCAAGTACCTGCTGAAATGGCTCTTAAAGCTTCCGCTGAAATTAGCCGAACAAGTGAAGCTATTTCTCGTGAGCAGTCAGAATTCGAAAAGTTTAAGCAACAGGTTGAGTCTGAATTTAGTCATTTGCAGTCGTCTATCACACAGATTCGGGCTGATATTCAGCGTAAAAGCTCAGGGTTTGCTTAATATGCCATTACCAAGATATAGAAACCACGAAATAGGCCTGACAGGGCGCTTTAAGTTCAGGCGTCAGAACCTGACTGGACTCCCTGTATTGCAAGTAGAAGTTGATATAAAGCGCTCACGATATCCTCTTGATAGCCCAAGTAATGATATCAAAACGATGACGGGTTGGCGTGATGCAACTTATGAAGAAGCCATACGAGTTCAAATTGATTATGGCGGTTAATAACCAAATGGAGGAAGCCATGGGCAGCGAAGGTTTCAATAACCCTAACCAATTCAGAGAACATCTGGACAAGCAACTAAATGATGGCGGTACAAATGTTAAAGGGTATCAACCCAAGCGGTCTAGCAACTCCAAGCCACTCCCACCACCAAAGAAACCTTAAACTCATTAGATTGATTAATTTTACGCATAATTCAAAAGGTACTCCTGAGGGGGCACCCTTACCACGAGGCGGCGCGCGCGCGGGAAACGGCTCATTTTCAATTTTTCATGCTGTCAGCAGCAGGTTAGTTAACTCTTTGATTTAGTTTGAAAATATCAATATTGAGGTGACAATTTTCAAAATGAGTTGTCACCTCAATGTGTTATATCCATCTGATAATAAATAAAAATATCAGTTTTCACCTGACAGAGTGAGGTGTCAATGTCCAACATCAGCAATCTGGGGGACGCCTACAACTGGAGCGTGGCTAAGATTGCTGAAGCATTCGGCTTAAATCGCGGAACAGTTAAAAAGCGATTGCTCGATGCAAATACTCCCATTGCCAATATTGTGCGAGGCAATCCCGTTTATGCTTTGCGAGATATCGGGCCGATACTTTTTGGTGCCGACCCCGATGTAAATACAAATAACCTTCAAGACCCCACGCTGATGCCACCTAAAGAGCGCAAGGATTGGTATCAGTCTGAAAATGAAAGAATTAAGCTGGAAACTACGCTTAAACAATTAGTTCCTGTTGCTGATGTGCATTTGGAAATGGCGGTGCTGGTTAAGGCAATAACCCAAGTTTTAGATACGTGGCCCGATAAATTAGAGCGAGATAAGGGGTGGAACGCGGAGCAGCTCACTGAGGTGCAAATCATTGTTGATGAATTACGGGATATTCTCGCTTCTCGCGTGATGGAAGCGGAGGATTTTGACGAATGACAGTAAATTATGCCTCAGCATCAACGGTAAGAAAGGATGTTGCATCCTTATTGAAAGCACCTCGTAGAATGCCAATTGCTCAGGCAGTAAAAAAATATATGCGCGTTCCCATGGGTGAAGGTTCATCAATACCGTGGGATGATTCATTAACTCCCTACATTATTGAACCCATGAACTGCCTTTCAGATCGCCGCTATGATTCGGTGATATTTGTTGGTCCAGCGCGTACGGGTAAATCACTGGGGTTAATTGATGGCTGGATTGTTTATGTCATTGTATGTGACCCCGCGGATTTTCTTCTTATCCAAATGACAGAAGAAAAAGCGCGAGAGCATTCTAAAAAGCGATTAGACAGAACCTTTCGCTCTAGTCGTGAAGTGGCTAAAAGACTAAGTCCACACCGCAATGATAACAACGTCCATGACAAAACATTTAGGGCAGGAAATTACTTAAAAATTGGTTGGCCATCCGTCAATATCATGTCCTCTTCGGATTATCGATTTGTGGCATTAACGGATTATGACCGATTTCCCGAAGATATTGACGGTGAGGGTGATGCTTATACATTAGCTGCAAAGCGTACAACCACATTTATGTCGGCAGGAAAAACGCTTGTAGAAAGCTCCCCAGGTCGAGAAATAACAGACAGCAAATGGCGACGAAATACACCTCATGAGGCACCACCTACAACGGGGATTTTGTCACTTTATAATCGGGGTGATCGCCGCCGCTGGTATTGGCCATGTCCGCATTGTTCGGAATATTTCTTGCCTATTCGAGAAAATATGGTGGGCTTTAGTGAGGGTGATGACCCAACAATGGGCAGCAAAGCCGCTCGATTACAATGCCCACACTGTATGGGAATTATCGAACCTGAACAGAAAAGAGAACTAAACAATAAAGGGGTCTGGCTTAGAGAGGGGCAGTCTATTGACCAAAATGGTGTTGTAACGGGTGAGCCAAGAGAGTCGCGCATTGCTTCATTTTGGATGGAAGGCCCCGCAGCAGCTTATCAAACATGGGAAAAGTTAGTTTATAACTTACTTAATGCGGAGCAGGAATACGAGCGAACCGGTAGTGAGGAAACACTAAAGTCCGTTATTAATACCGATTGGGGACAACCTTATTTACCAAAAATCAGTCAAGAGCAGCGAAGCGGCGATGATCTTAAAGCCCGAGCAGAGTATTGGGACTATGGTTCAGTGCCTAATGGCGTTCGTTTTCTTGTTGCAACTATTGACGTTCAGGGTGGTAAAAAGCGGCGTTTTGTCGTTCAGGTCACAGGCTATGGCACCAGAGGTGAGCGTTGGATAATTGACCGATTTGATATCACTCATTCACTAAGAACAAACGAAGATGGTGAATCGCTGCCCATTAATCCTTCATCTTACGCGGAGGACTGGGATGTTCTCATTACGGATGTGCTCGATAAAACTTACCCAATTCACGATCATGACAACGTTGAAATGGGCGTCCATTGCATGGCAATAGATACCGGTGGGGAAGAAGGGGTAACTGATAACGCGTATAAATTTTGGCGACAATGTAAGAAGGAAGGGTTAGCGAGGCGAGTTTATTTATTTAAGGGGGATGGTAAAGCGAAAAGCAAGCTCATTACTAAATCTTACCCTGATAACACTAACCGTTCAGATCGCCGAGCAAAAGCGCGGGGTGATGTACCCATTCATTTATTACAAACTAATGAGCTTAAGGATCGCATTTCTGCTCATCTTGGGCGAGACACCGTTGGCCCTAACTATATTCATTTTCCAGATTGGCTTGATGATTCCTTCTACGATGAATTGACGTATGAAGAGCGCGACAGTAACGGGAAATGGAGTAAACCGGGTAAAGGGGCTAACGAAGCATTTGACTTAATGGTCTATGCGCATGCGTTGGTAATTTTGCTTGGTTACGAAAAAATCAAATGGGAGAACCCGCCTAAATGGGCTCGGTTGCCGGATATCAGTGATGTTAAACCATCTCGTCCGGCGCCTAATCAACCTCCTCAAAAATCAACACAAATTCAAACAGAAACACAAGAAACCACACCTAGCACAAGCTCGGCATGGGCTCCTGTGTCTGCAACTTCAGGGGGATGGGTATGACCCGTGAGCAAATTAAAGAAATGCTAGATGCGTATTTAAAAGCAGAAATGGAAATACTGCAGGGGAAGAGTATTACATTTAATGGACAGTCAATGACAATGGAAAATCTTAGCGAGATCTGCAAGGGGCGGGAATATTGGGAGAGGCGATATTCACAAAGCAGTGCAACAAATCGCAGGTCACGCGGCTATAAATTAGCGAGGTTCCAATGAATTTTCTTGATAAAGCCATATCGGTGATTTCACCAGGATGGGCTAGTAGTCGTTTGCGCTCACGAAACCAAATCATGGCTTATGAAGCCGCAATGCCATCACGGCAACATAAAGCAAGGCGAGAGCCCCGTAATGCCAATCAATTAACACAAACTGGGGGAAAGTCATTGCGCGAGCAGGCGCGGTGGTTAGACAACAACCATGATCTTGTGATTGGTATCCTTGACAAAATGGAAGAGCGAGTTGTCGGCAGTAGAGGGATCATTGTTGAACCTCAGCCATTATCGCTAACAGGGCAAATTCATGAAGAACTAGCCAAACAAATAAGATCTGCTTGGGCTGAATGGTCAATTCGCCCAGAAGTGACAGGGCAATTTACCCGCCCAATGCTTGAGCGTCTTTTAGTCAGAACGTGGATACGCGATGGGGAGGTCTTTGCTCAATTGGTCAAAGGAAACCAAAAGGGGCTGGATAAACAAGCGGGGATCCCGTTTTGGTTGGAAGCACTTGAACCTGACTTTGTTCCTATTCATCTCGATGATACAGGGAAAAATATCCGGCAGGGGATCCAATTAAATAACTGGGGTCGCCCACAGTCCTATTCTGTTTACAAAAACCTGTTAACCGCAGGACAGCAAATGGGAGACCTAAAATCCATCCTCGCTGAAAACATGCTGCATATAAAATATGTACGGCGGTTACATCAGGTGCGTGGTGTCAGTTTATTTTCGGGTATCTTAATGCGCCTAAGCTCTTTGAAGGATTATGAGGACGCAGAGCTAACAGCGGCAAGGATTGCAGCTTCATTAGGGATGTACATTAAAAAAGGTGATGCTGGTTTATATGATGCCGATGAAGATAAAGAAGACCGAAATATCATCATTGAGCCGGGCATAATCTACGATGACTTATTGCCTGGTGAAGAAGTTGGCATGATCAAATCCGATAGGCCAAACCCAAACCTTGAAAATTTTAGAAACGGTCAGTTAAGAGCTGTTGCCGCCGGTAGTCGGGGGAGTTATTCCAGTATCGCTCGTGATTACAACGGAACATACAGCGCACAACGACAAGAGCTGGTGGAGTCATTTGAGGGTTATTACATTCTGCAAGATACCTTTTGCGGCTCAGTTAGTCGGCCTGTCTATCGGCAATGGCTACAAATGGCTATTGCATCTAGAGTGATTACCCTCCCTGCTGACGTTGACCTAAATTCACTTTATAACGCGACATACAACGGTCCTGTCATGCCATGGATTGATCCGCTTAAAGAATCAAATGCATGGAAGGCACAAATTCGTGGTGGTGCTGCGACAGAAAGTGATTGGGTTCGCGCTAGAGGTGGTAATCCAGCAGAAGTTAAACGCCGCCGTAAAGCGGAAATTGATGAAAATGAACGACTGGGGCTGAAATTTGATACTGACCCCGCTAACGACAAAGGTAACGACAATGCAGACGAGAAACACACATCTGATGCTACCAAAAAACAGCACGACGATGAGTAAACCGCTAATGTCGGCACCGGAGAAAAGCTGGTTTCAAATGAAGGCGACCAGTGAAACTTCAGCCGATATTTATATTTATGATGAAATTGGGATGTGGGGAATAAGTGCGAAGCGATTTACCGAAGATTTAATTTCTCTTGGCAATATTAACCATATCAACCTTCATATTCATTCGCCTGGTGGTGAAGTTTTTGAGGGTATTGCTATTTATAACCAGCTCAAAAATCACAATGCAACCATTACGGTTCATATCGATGGGCTAGCCGCTTCGATGGCGTCGGTTATTGCCATGGTAGGTGATGAAGTCAAAATGCCAAAAAACGCCATGATGATGATCCATAAGCCTTGGGGCGTGTCGTGGGGTGATGCCAATGATATGCGAGATTATGCCGACCTGCTCGATAAAGTCGAAAACGTCTTAATTCCTGCCTACATGGAGAAAACTGGGAAAACCAAAGAAGAAATTGAAGCCATGCTTGGCGAAGAGACATGGTTAACCGCAGAAGAGTGCGTGGAGCACGGTTTTGCTAATACTGTGATTGAGCCGGTTAAAGCCATGGCCAGTCTTTCATCTAAACGCATCGAGGAATTTAAATCCATGCCGAATTCATTAAAAAACACGTTAAAAAACAGCTTAGCTAACCCACGAAACACAACAACACCGGTAGATCCCGTACCGCAACCACAAAACCCAACCAATACACAACAACCAGATACTGCAGGCATTCAAGCGCAAGCACGACAAGCCGAGCAAACGCGCATGAATGACATTAAAGATCTATTTGCGATGTTTGGTGGTAAGCATGACAGCATCATGGTTGAGTGTCTGACAGATATCAACTGCACCGTCGAGCAAGCAAAAGACAAAATTTTGGATTTGGTAGCCAAAGAGGCGACACCAACAAATAAAAATAATTACGGTGCTCATATTTATGCAAATAACGGCAATATCGTGGGTGATAGCGTCCGTGCATCATTGATGGCACGTGCGGGATATGATGAAGCACATGCTGATAACCCTTATAACTGCATGACACTGCGCGAATTGGCTCGCATGTCATTAACGGATCGTGGCGTTGGTATTGCGACTCGTAACTCAATGCAAATGGTTGGCATGGCCTTTACTCACGGCACATCTGACTTTGGTAATATTTTGTTAGATGTAGCAAATAAATCTATTTTGCAAGGTTGGAATGAAGCGCCAGAAACGTTTGAAAAATGGACGAAAAAAGGGCATCTGGGTGACTTTAAAACGGCGACACGTGTTGGAATGGGTGGGTTTAACTCCATCCGTGAAGTTCGCGAAGGTGCAGAATACAAATACGTGACTACGGGTGACAAAAAGGCAACTATCGCACTGGCAACTTACGGTGAGTTATTCAGCATTACTCGCCAAGCTATCATTAACGATGATATGTCGATGCTCACTGACATTCCGATGAAACTAGGTCGTGCAGCCAAAGCGACCATTGGTGACTTGGTTTACGCTATTCTTATGGATAACGTAATTTTTAGCGGTGATAACATTAAAATGTTTGATGCAAAACACGCAAACTTAACCAGTGGCGGCATGGATGTTGATACGATTGCGGCTGCTTGTGCGTTAATGCAAGAGCAAAAAGAAGGTGAGCGTGAGTTAAATATTGAACCTGCATTTATGCTGGTTCCAACGGCCTTAGCAACTTCTGCCAAGCAAGTTATTGGTTCTAGCAGTGTTAAAGGTGCGGATATCAACGCGGGGATCATTAACCCAGTCAAAGATATTGTTGAAGTTATCCGTGAATCTCGTTTATCTCGTGGCGCGAGTAAAGATAAACCAACGTGGTTCCTGACCTCGGCACAAGGTACAGATACCATTGAAGTTGCTTACCTTGATGGTGTTGATACGCCTTACATTGACCAAGAAGAAGGATTCAGCTCTGACGGTGTAACCACTAAAGTTCGTATCGATGCAGGGGTTGCCCCAGTAGATTATCGCGGCATGGTTCGTGTTGATACGAAATAACCTTATTACAGGTTAAAACCCTCGCCCTAACGGGCTTTTTTTATACCTAAAATCTGGCTCCTCGGGGCCAGAAGGAGAAGTTATGGCTAAGAATTATCAACAACAAGGGTTAACTGTTGAAATTAAAAATACAGGTGCAACCGCTATTATCAGTGGCGATTTGGTCATGGTGGGTGCATTAGCTTGTATCGCTGCAACAAATATTGAACCAGGGGAAACTGGTGATGGATTTGCTGAAGGTGTCTTTTTACTAAAGAAAAAGGCGGGCGTTGCATTAACGGCAGGTCAAGCGGTGACAGGTGATAAAGGGGTTGTTGCAGATAAAGGCGGCGTTCCTGTTGGTATTACATGGGAGGCGGCTGAAGCTGGCGCGGAATTAGTACCCGTAAAACTTAATATTTTCCCAGCGGCAGCGGCAGCAGGTGGCTAATTTATGAGTGCGTTTGAGAGGTTAACAGATCGACTGGACGCACTCACCACTAAACGAATGGGAAAGCCTATATCTATTAACGGTATAGACCACATCGGGGTGGATTCTCACTTTTTACCTGAATTCGGCCCCGTCACAGGAGATGGGCTTTCTTATGTCATTTTTTCGACGGGTTATCAACCCAGAAAAAACGACAAAGTGGCTGCTGGTGGTTGCCATTATTTAGTGACTCGTTTTCAGCGATTTAATGGCAAGTGGATGATTTTTTTAGAGGATGATGACGATGAAGGGGAAGGATGAAGCGATTCGAAACCTTAACATTATTGTTGAGAAAGTCACTCCCGTTGCAACAGCTCAAGCGATAAATCGTATTGCTGCTCGAGCAGTAAGTCGCAGTGTTAAGCAAGTTTCTAAAGAAGTCAAAATCCAACAGAAGATCATCCGCAAGCGCGTAAGGCTCAAAAAGGCCAGTGCAAAGCATGGCACCCCTAAAGCGCGGATCACTGTGAACAGGGGGAATTTGCCCGCTATTGTACTTGGTACAGCGCGCGTTCAATTATCCCGAAGTCGAGGGATTGAGCGACGACATGGCAGTGTTTTAAAAGTGGGTAAATTCACCTTTAAAGGCGCATTTATTCAACAGTTAAAAAATGGTAAATGGCACGTCATGCAACGACTCAGTTTAAGTCGTTACCCGATTGATGTTGTTAAAATACCCGTTTCTAAACCGCTAACGGAAGCCTTTGAAGAGCATGCAGTTAAAGTCCGTGAGGAGGACATGAGTAAAGAAATGCGTGATGCCTTAAATAACCAATTACGGCTGTATTTTAAGGGGGGTAGTGATTAAGCACACCAAGATCCGCGAGCTAGTGATTGAGGGCCTCAAAGCTAGCATTCCAAAATTATCAACTTATGACGGGCGACCCGTCAACTTCGATGAAAATGAACTGCCTGTTGTTGCTGTTTATTTAACTGAGCCTCGCCCAGACCCAAAGTACCTTGATAGCAATCAATGGACAGCCATTCTTCATATTGAGCTGTTTTTAAAAGCGGCCAAAACCGATTCTGATTTAGATAAATGGGTAGAAGAAAAACTGTATCCAGCAATCAAAAACATAACCAATTTAGGTGACGTATTAACCGATATGACGCCAAGGGGGTTTGATTACGATCGCGATGATGAAATGGCGCTATGGGCTTCGGTTGATATAACTTACCAAATTGAATATGAAATGTAAGGAATTTTACGATGGCAAAAGTACCAAATCCACTGGAGCCCACAAAAGGGGCTGGCACCACACTTTGGGTATATACCGGAACGGATGACCCCACAAAGGATCCGTATCTTGATACAGGTTTTACTCGATTAGCTAGAATTAAATCACTAGAACCGGGTGAAATTACGGCGGCAAGTGAAGACGATAGCTATCTAGACGATCCCAATGGCGACTGGGAAAACACCACTCAGGGCGAAAAATCCTCGGGTGAAACCAGTGTGACCCTTGCATGGTTGCCGGGCGAAGAAGGGCAAAAAGACCTTGTTAAATGGTTTGATGAGGGAGTGCCACGCTTTTACAAAATCTTGTACCCAAATGGTACTCTGGACTTATTTAAGGGTTGGATTAGCAGCCTAGGTAAATCCATTCCGATTAAAGAAACCATGACGCGCACGGTAAAAATTAAAAATACCGGCCGCCCAACCATGGCAGAAGAAATCCCCCCAAAACCAGCGGGTAAAACAGTTACTCAACCAAAAGAGTAATAAATATTTAAATCAATCAAATAGCCACAGAAATGTGGCTTTTTATATGCATTTCACCCTGTGCACCGAAAGCACATTCACATGTTAAACATCGAGCCAAAATTTAGGTAATGAGCCTTTGAGGGGATCAGTTATAGCTGGTGTCGCTTCGATGGGCTGGTTTCCTATTTCGGCAAGGGTTCATTACTAAATAAGGTAAGCACCATGAAAGAATTATCAGTTTTTAATACACCAGTAAGAGTGGGTGATGATGGATATATATCAATCACTGATATTTGGAAGGCTGCAAAAGCATCAGGCATGAAAGTAGATAACTTACGGCCAGTTGACTTCCTAAGAAGCTCAGTAACTCAGTCATTTATCAATGAGTTAGTAAAAGGTGGAAATTCTACACCTTTTATAATCTCTAAAGGCCGTAATGGTGGAACATTTGCAACTAAGTTTTTGGCCTATGAATATGCAGGATATATCGACCCTGCATTTAAAGTTGGTGTTTACACCGTCCTAGATAAATATTTTTCAGGTGAGTTAATTTCAGTTGCTAGCTTTATGGCTGAAGCGAATATGGCTGCATATGTTTACAACCAAGAGGCCGCAATAGTTAGTGATTGTGGTCGAACAATGAATTATTGGGGTAGAGGGGGTAGAAAAGCTCACTTGCTACACAATAAACAAGAAGCAGAAAATAAACTGCAAATTGCACTGGATTATAAATAGGTCGCTCAGCGGCCTTTTTTATTATTAACGAAAAGGTATCGATATGTTTTTAAAGAAAAAAGAAATCAAAATTGGTGAAGAAGTTATCATTCTTTCTGAATTAACTGCCCTGCAGCGTGCTGAGTATTTTGAATTATTAGTCCATCAAGATAGTGAACTTGAAAACCTCAAAGGTCACGCGCTGGGAGCTAAAGCAAATCGACATGGCGTTGAGCAACTTACATGGATTGTCTCTCGCTCGATTTGGAACACTGATAGAAATCGCGACATTGAAACCATCTATCAGGAAATACTCGATAACTGGGGTGATTCAGCCTTAAAAGCCGCATTTGATACCGCCTCTAAACTAAGCGGCATGAGCAATGACAGCGACCCTAGTGAAAAAGAAGGGCAAGAAGCGCAGGAGCCTGAATCACTGGAAAAGTAGTCGCGCGTGAACGTGTGTTTGCTTTGCGACTGGCGCGTGAATTTGGGCGACCTGACTGGCGACGAATGCTAGATGAAATCAGTGCAACCGAGTATAGCGATTGGACCGACCATTTCAGCAAAGTACCGTTCACGCCTCAGCTTATTGATACCGAATTTGCTGCATTACAGAAAACCGTATTTCAGACCATGTTTGGTGGTGATACTGAGTTAACCGATTTTATGTTACTGACCGATGTAGAGGCGAGTGATACAGAAATGTCAGACGAAACACTGCAGACAATCGGCGAGGGAATTGTCGGAGGGGTGCGATATGAGCAACCAAATAGCGGATCTTGAGATTAAGATTGGCGTGAATACAACCGAATTCCTTGAGAAAGCTGGACGTGTTGAGCGTGAATTAAATAAGCAGGAGCGTGATGACCAGCGATTTGCGAAAATGCGTCAAGATGCATTGGACCGAATTGCAGCAAAGGAAAGTGAAAGGCAGAGGAAGCGGCAATCCCAACTCAAACAATTTAGTGATGCGTCCGCAGCAGCGCATCAACAAAAAATTTCAGAGCTTGAAGCAGAAGCACGGGCCGTTGAAAAGAATCACATAGATGTGAAGCGCATTTTTGAAGAAGAGATGCGTAAAGGAAAGCGCCCCGAATCAAATACTGGACTTGTTGCACAGTATGATGCGCAAATGGATGCATTGCAAAAGTACAATAAAGGACTTGAAGAAGCCCAAGCAATACGCCAGCGTCTTAACAGAGACTTACAAAACGGGCTCCTGGTTGGTAAAGAGTATGCGACACTTCAAAATCGAATCGGTGGGATAATTAAAACAACCACAAGAGCCGAAGAAGAGCAAACGCAGGCCAAGCAGCGTTTTATTAACAAGTTAAAAGAACAAGTGACTCAACAGAACTTGTCTCGCACTGAAATGTTACGTATTCAAGCAGCACAGCTTGGTGTTTCAAGTTCAGCTGATGTTTACATTCGCAAACTTGAAAAACAAAACGTAGCGTTAAAAGGTGTAACGATTAGCTCTGGCCAGTATCGCCAAGCAATGCGACAGTTGCCAATGCAAATGACCGATATTGTCACTTCTTTGGCTTCCGGCATGCCACCGTGGTTAGTAGCCGTTCAGCAGGGAGGGCAAATTAAAGACTCGTTTGGTGGGTTTGGTAATTCACTGAAAGCGATCACATCTTTAATCACACCATGGAAAGTGGCCATGTTTGGTGGTGCTGGTGCATTAACGGCATTTGGCGTTGCTGCTTATCAAGGGTCTAAAGAGCTCAGCGAGTACAATAAACAGCTTATTTTAACGGGCAACTATGCCGCTAAAACCAAAGGCCAACTTAATGAATTAGCAAGGTCACTTTCGGGTGACGGTATCACGCAGTACAAAATGGCTGATGCGCTGGCACAAGTGGTGGGTTCGGGTTCGTTCACTGGCTCACAGGTAGACATGGTTGCTGGCGTTGCGGCAAAAATGGAAAAGGCCACAGGCCAATCTATCGATGAAACTATCAAGCAATTTCAGCGACTCAAAGATCAGCCGGCTCAAGCTGTTATGGAATTGGATAAGTCTCTCCACTTTTTAACGGCAACGCAACTTGAGCAAATAACTACGCTTGAGGAGCAGGGGCGAACATCTGATGCTGCTAAGATTGCGATGGAATCTTATGCTAATTCAATGAGAGACAGGACATCTCAAATTAGTGAAAACTTGGGGACGTTAGAAACTGCATGGAAGTGGGTTGGTGAAGCGGCTCAAAATGCATGGGACAGAATGCTTAATGTTGGTCGATCTGTTTCTGTACAAGATAAATTAGATGCAAAGGTTCAGCAATTAGTAGCAGCCAAAAAAGAGCTAGAAATTGCTGAAAAAGGAGGCGCCCCTGATACAACAGGGTATGGTGTCGGAAGAAACTCTGAATCATTTTTAAATCAAAACGCTACAAGAAACTTAGAAGCAAACAAAGCGCTAGTTAAAAATCTAACATCTGAAGTTAAAAATCTGCAAAATCAGATAAGTAATGAGAAATCGTTTAATGCAGGTGCAAATGCTATTTCTGCGTTTAATGAGAAGATGAAGAAACAGCTTGAAGCTGATTTAGCGTTAAAAAAGAAATATGAGACATCAGAGGAAAAGCACCAAAGAGAACTCAAGAGAATTAGAAATGATGAACACGCCTCTCAGTCAGCAAAAGATCTAGCTATTCAGAGAGAAAATGAGCGGTATAAGAAAGAATTAGCACGTAAAACACCAAAAGGAAAAGCTTACAAGCCCGATATGGGCACTCGTCATGACGAATCTTCACAAGCGGAATTAACCTCTCTACAAGCGCAACTAAAGTTACTGCAACAACACCAAACAGCCACTGACTTTATTAGTCAGCAGCGTAAAAACTTACAGTTAGAACAGGCCAAATTTAATGTTTTAGAGGAGGCTAGCAAAACTCGTAAATTATCCCTTGATGAACAATCTTTATTAAAAAATAAAGAAAGTATTTTAGCCAATAAGATGAAATTAGCTGATTTGGGCGACCAAATCTCCAAGCAAGAACATCTTAATAAATTGCAAGATCAGGCTGATAAATACGTCAAACAGCAAGAAGCTCGCCAAAAAGCCATTGCGGATTCGCTGGGCAAATCGTCTTTAGAGCTTCAGCGGGCACTCGAAATAGAGCAATTGCGCTCAACCTATGGCAATACCCCGCAATGGGAAAAGGTAGAGGGTGCAAAATTATCGACTTTTGCCCAAGAAGATGCCGCAAAACAAGATTGGGCGGCTGGCATGAAAACAGCTTGGGGGGACTATCGGGACGCAGCCTTAGATGCTAATGGGCAAATTCAAAGCGTTACATCAGCGACATTAAATGGATTTAGTTCCACACTATCTAGCGTGCTAGTGGATGGACAGGCCAACTTTAAAGACTTCACTAAATCAATTTTGAAAATGCTAGCTGAAATTGCTATCAAAATGAGCATTGTTAAAGGTTTTGAAGCTTTTGGGTTTGGTGGTGTGACCGCTAATGCAAAAGGGGGTGTATACAACTCTCCTGGTCTTAGTGCGTACAGTGGGCAAATTGTATCGAAGCCAACTTTATTCCCGTTTGCTTGTGGCGCTGGATTAATGGGTGAAGCAGGGCCAGAGGCGATATTACCTTTACGCCGAGGAATTGATGGGAAATTGGGGGTTGTAGCTGCAAGCGGTCCAACGGGCGGTGAGGTTAATCAAACTTTCCAAATTAATATTCAAAATGATGCTAGCAACGGGGAAATTGGGCCGAATGCAGTTAAACAAATTTTGAATTTAGTGGAGCAAAAAACCAAGCAAGTTATGATAAAAGAACGCCGTGATGGTGGTTCGTTTCAAGCGTAACATAATATGAAGCCCTCTGTTGAGGGCTGAATAATGGAGGGTTAATGGAAACATTTAACTGGCCTATTAAACCGGGGATGGGAACAGAATCCTCCCCCCGAGTGAGATCTGTTAGTTTTGGTGATGGGTATGAACAACGTAAACCTGATGGGCTAAACTCACAGCTTGAAAAATTCAATGTGAACCTATCTCTTACGCCAGAAAAGGCCAATCAGGCGTTAGATTTTTTAAAACGCCATGGCGGGGTGAAATCATTTTTATTTCAACCCACTAAAAACAAGCCTGCTGTTGTAGTTGTTTGCAGAAAATGGTCTTCAGATAGCGGCAATATCCGCAAAACAATAAGTGCCGAATTTGAACAGGTAGTTTAATGGGATAAGATATGATCTGTTTAGCAATCTAATTTTATTGGGGTTCTAAAGTGAAATCATATAAATACATTATCGGTTTTGCGGTTGGCTTTCTATTACTATATTTAGCGATACCTAGTACTAATGAGTCACCAAAAGATAAAGAGAAAAGTAAGGACAGAGATGTAATAAAACTTTGTTGGAAAGATTATGAGAAAAAATCTCTTTCACCAGAGACTAAGCAATTCGTTGCTTCCGTGTGTGAAAAGAAAGAGGATGATTTTCAAAAAAAATATGGTGTAAAACCATAATGTTACATCTTTCAAAACAGCCACCTTCGGGTGGTTTTTTTATGGGTAAAATAAATGCAAAACATCCCACCAGAATTGCTTATCGCGACAACGAAACTTGAAGCAGAAGCAGAAATTATACTCTATGAAATAGATCTAACAAATATAGGTGGAATTCGGTATCGATTCCACAACGGTACCAATGAATCATCAGGACCGGTTATTTGGCAAGGCCAAGAATATGAACCTTACCCAATCATGGGGGATGGGTTTGATTTAAATGGCAAGGGTCCATCGACTCGCCCAACTATTTCACTGTCTAATTTGTTCGGCCTAATTTTTGGTATCGCTAGTCGCCTAAACTCAGGGTTAGGGGGTATTGTTATTCGCCGTAAAACAACAGCACAATTCCTCGATGCAGCGAATTTTGCTGGTGGTAATGACAATGCAGATCCAACGCAAGAGCAAGTTAGTCGCTGGGTGATTGAGCAACTAACCAGCCTCAATGCTGAAACAGCAACATGGGAACTTGCTGCCCCAACGGAAACGGATGGCGCCACTTTTCCAGCTCGAGTCATTCTTTCTGATGTATGTAATTTTGGCTATCGCTCTGAAGAGTGCGGCTATAAGGGTGCGCCGGTTGCTGATGAGCTCGGCAACCCAACTCAAGACCCCAGTAAAGATAAATGCGGTAAGCGCTTATCTGATTGTAAATTAAGGAATAACGCACACCGAATAGGCTGCTTCCTCTCTTCGTCTCGCCTCAGTCAATAAGGATCGCCATGTTAGAACAAACTATTTTGGAACATGCAAAACGCATGGCGCCACAGGAATCGTGTGGCCTTGTGATTATTCAAGACGGTACCGAGATTTATATTCCTTGTGAAAACCAACATATCGACCCTGAAAATCATTTTTCAATTGCGGCTGAAGACTACATTCAAGCCAGCCAAATAGGTGAAGTCATCGCGATTGTTCATAGTCACCCCGGTGGCAATCCCTATTTAAGTTCAGCAGATAGAGCGCACCAGTTAAAAACAAACCTCCCCTGGTGGTTGGTTTGCGATGAAAAAATTATCAAATTTGAGTGTGTGCCAAAGTTATTAGGCCGTGAGTTTATTCATGGCTCTACAGATTGTTATGGCCTATTCCGTGACGCTTACCATTTAGCCGGTTGCTCATTGCCAGACTTTGACCGTGAAGACAATTGGTGGCGGAAAGGGAAGGAGCTCTATTTAGATAACTTAGCGGAAAATGGCTTTAAGCAAGTCAAAAGAGATATCCAGCCCGGCGATATTATTTTGTGTTGCTATGCCAGTTCCCGCGCAAATCATGCCGCAATCTACTTGGGCGACCAAACTATTTTGCATCACGTTCCTAATCAATTGAGTAAGCGAGAGGTTTATAACGAAAGATGGCAACGAATGACGCACTCGATTTGGCGCTACCGCGACTGGCAACCATCCGCTTTTATGGGGATCTGCAACGATTTGGCCGTCGATTCGATTTAAATATTAAAACCGCAGCTGAAGGGCTTCATGCCTTATTTCTTCAAATTCCCAATCTAAAACAACAATTCCGTGATGGCTGGTACCAAATTCGCATTAGCGGATCCGATGTTGACCCCAGCGAATTACATCAGCGTGTCCATGAACCTCTGATGGCAAATGCGGTAATTCACATCGTTCCGCGTATCGAGGGTGCAAAAACAGGGGGTGCATTTCAATTTATTGCCGGCGCAGCCGTTTTGGCGATCGGGTGGTGGAACCCTGCAGGCTGGAGTTTTGGCGCGTCGATGATGCTGGCAGGTGGTGCAATGATGATTGGTGGGGTCGCGCAAATGTTAACGCCGATACCTAAGCCTGCCAATTTGTCGCGTTCTGAAGAAGAAAAAGGGAACACGTACTTCAGCAATCTCGAAAACGCAGTGGCGCAGGGGATGGCGGTACCGGTTGCTTATGGTGAAATTATGTGCGGCTCAAGGGTGATTTCACAAGCAATTGAAATCATGGATGACGGTGACGCAAAAGATATTGATGTGGGCAAACACGGTGGTAGTGGGGAGACGTAATCATGGGTAAAGGCGGCGGTAAACAACATACTCCTTATGAGGCGCCAAACGATTTAACATCACGGCAGAAATTATCAATTATTGATTTAGTGAGTGAAGGTCCAATTGAGGGGCCGGTTGGCGATTTAAAGGGGGTTTATCTTAATAATACTCCCGTTATTGACTCCTCTGGTAACAGTAATGTAAACGGTATGACTGCTCAGTGGGTGTCAGGCACTTTAGAGCAACCAGTCTTAGAGGGGTTTTCATCGTCATCAAGTGAAACCCCTGTCAGTATTGAAATCAAAAAAAGCACACCTGTAACTCGCACAATAACTTCACGAAACATTGACCGCTTACGGTTAACGTTTGGTACCCAAGCGTTGGTTGAAGTGAAAGATAATGGGGATCGTGTTGGTACATCGGTTGAGTTACAAATTCAGGTACAACGTAATGGTTCGTGGGTAACTGAAAAAAATATCACTATCCGTGGTAAAAGGAGTAATTCCCCATACCTAATGGCTGTGATTATCGATAAGTTGCCACCGCCACCTTTTAGCATTCGCATGGTTCGTATAACGCCAGATAGCAACAGCGATAAATTACAAAATAATACTATTTGGTCAAGTTACACCGAAATCACCGATATTAATCAAACCTATCCGGGCTCAGCAGTCGCGGGTCTAACGTTTGAAAGTGAACAGTTTGGTAATCAATATCCTACACGTAACTATTTAGTTCGGGGGCTGATTGTTCAAGTGCCGAACAATTACGATCCTGAAACTCGCACCTATAGTGGCATTTGGGATGGAACGTTTAAGCCTGCATACACCAATAATCCCGCATGGGTACTGTATAGCTTATTAACAACGAAGCGATTTGGGCTAGGTAAAAGACTGAAAATAGCTGAGGTTGATAAGTTTGCGCTTTACGTTATTGGTCAATATTGCGATCAACTGGTACCTGATGGCTTCGGTAATAAAGAGCCTCGAGTCACCTGCAATGCTTATATTACTGATATTCGAAAAGCTTATGATTACTTCAGTGACCTGTGCTCAATAATGCGCATCATGCCTGTGTGGAACGGGCTACAAATGACATTTGTTCAAGATCGTCCTAGTGATGTTGTTTGGCCTTACACAAATGCAAACGTGGTTAATGGTCGTTTCCACTACAGCTTCAGTCCATTAAAAGCCCGTCATACCGTTATTGAAGTACGTTTTATTGATCCGCAAAACGGCTGGAAAACCAGTGTTGAGCAAGTCTCTGATGATGCATTGGTTGCTCAGTTTGGCCTTAACGTGCTTCGAGTTGATGCATTTGGCTGCACAAGCCGTGGACAAGCTCGGCGTTATGGTCTGTGGATATTATTGACAGAAAAATTAGAGACCCAAACTGTTGAGTTTGAAGTAGGCGCGGAAGGGCTGCGGCATACTCCTGGTGATATTATCGAAATTATGGATAACGACTGGGTGGGGGGTGAGGATCCTATTGGTGGTAGACTCATAGCCATCGATGCCACTCAAAAGATTTTAACGCTTGATAGAGAAGTAACAAAACCTAAATCCGGTACCGCATTTATTTCGTTAATGAATGCCACTGGGCGTTATGAACGCGTAAAAGTGACAGGATACTTAGGCAACAATCAAATTAAAGTTGAATCGGTACCAAAAGGTGTCGCCACAAAATCGGTATGGGGTATTAGCCAGCCTGATTTGGCTCGTCGCTTATTTAGGGCGATTACGATTTCTGATAAAGGCGATGGCACCTACGGTGTTATTGCAGTTCAGCACGTTCCCGAAAAAGAGGCTATGGTTGACCAGGGGGTGAAATTTGAACCGTTGCCCGATACGCCATTGGGCGGCTACATTCCTCCAGTTGAAAACCTTTCTGTTGAAGTCAGTGCAGATAGTGACAACTGGCAAGTGGAAGCCAACTGGACAACCGCAACGGCGGTTCGAGGTGTTGATTTTGTCCTCAAACTAACTCAAGCGGGGCGTATTGTTGGTACCGCGAAAACCCAAGAAAACCGTTATCGCATTGGTAATTTACCGCAAGGGAATTACTTGCTCTCTGTCGCACCGCAAAATAAAGATGGGCAAAAAGGCGAACAAGCCTCAGTCTCATTTGATATTAACCCACCGCCCCCGCCGTCTTATATTGATATTGATCCGGGCTTTTTCAGTTTGGGTATTATCCCACATGTGGGTGGACAAAATGCGCTGCGCCTGCAGTATGAGTTTTGGTTTTCTGAAAAGCAGATTGCTAATATCAATGAGGTTGAGCTATTAGCTGAATACCTTGGCAATGGCACAATGTGGGTGATTCAAGGAAGGAAACTTAAAGCTGGTCAGACATATTACGTTTATGTCAGAACCGTGAACCCCGTAGGCAAGTCGCAGTTTGTTGAAGCTGTAGGAAAGGCTGACGGAACGCCAAAGGATATGATTGATGAGTTGGGAAACAACTTCATCACCACTGACGCTGGCAAAGAAATGCAAAAGCAAATCGACTTCAACAAAGATCACATTGAAGACTTAACGCTCGAACAACTCGAAATTAAGCATGACATTATCAATGTTGATAGTAAGACAATTGACTTAAATAACAAAGTCGTTCAGCTCAATACTGATGTTGAAATAGTCAATGAAGCTGTTTTGCAAAATACGCAATTCACAACACAAGTTAGCTTTAAACTCAGTGAAGAAGTTACGGATCGCAAAGCTGAAATATTCAGACTTGAACAAGTTCGAGTAACTGATTTAGATGCTTTAGCGCGTTGGCAAGAGCAAATTAGCGTTAAAGTTGGCTCTAATACATCATCAATACTTGAAGTCAAAGAAGCACAAGCGACTTATGAAGCAGCGAGCGCGAAGCAAATCAGTCAAGTAAAAGCCGATGTTGATAGTGTAACTGGGCGAGTGACACAAGTTGAAACTGCAACGGCGACACTAACAGAGGCGCAAGCGAAGTTTGAACGTAGCACAATTGCTCAGTTTGAAGAGCATCAAGCGTATATAACAAACATTGAAACATCATTATCAAGTGCTGAAATGACAATGTCTGAAGCGCTAATGCAAACAACTGCACAATTCAATTCGTTACATGATAAACAGCTTAAATCCGAAGCGAAAATCACGAAAAATGAGAAAGCGATAGCGACAGAGACGGAAGCCCGGGCAACAATGGGGGTTCAGTTAGAAGCGCGCATTGATAGTAATGAAAGCGGAATAACTGAAATAAAAGAAACTGTCGCAGAGCAGGGGAAAACAATTGCGTCAACGACTGAGCAATTACGTGCTGAAATTAAAACAGGTGACGACAAGCTGCAGGAGGGGATTGATAACCAAGGGCGTGAATTATCAAAAATAAGCAGTAGTGTTGATGAGCAAAAAACAGCTATTGCAGAACTTGATAAAACACAAACGGAGCTCAAGCAAACTCAACAAAGTAATTATGAAGAGAACAATGCACACATTGCTAATCTTCAGCAAACTATTGCTAACAGTGACAGTGCTAACGCTGAAGCAATTATGCAAACCACAGCGCAAACAACACTTAATCATAATGAAAACTTGAAAGTTAAAGCTAGTGTCGAACGACAACAGAAAGCAATCGCTAATCAGCAAGAAGCCCACGCTGAGCTTTCTGAGAAAGTCGATGCACAGTATGCAGACAATCAAGCGACTTTTGTTGATATCAGAAAATCTCAAGCTGATGATAAAAAAGCGGCTTCTGAGCACACTGAGCAAGTGCGTGCAGAACTCGGGAAAGATATCGCTGATAACAAAAACGATCTGTCAAACATCAATGCAGTCGTGACAGAGCATTCTAAATCTATCGCGACACTTGAAGAAACGACAACTCAAATTCAGCAATCACAGAAAAGTCAGCATGAAGATACTCAAGCAAGTATCGACGAGTTAAAGCAAACAACCGCGAGCACTGATAAAGCATTAACTCAAGCAAAAGAGGAAGCCAAATCACACTTCGAAGATAATGATGCATCAATTGCAAATATCCAAAATACGCATGCAGATGCTGAATCATCTTTAGCTGAAATGGCGATGCAATTGTCTGCTCAGCAGAACGTGCAAGGCACAGAACTTTTACGTGCTAAAGCATCCATTGAGCGTGTTGATAAAACGGTCGCCAACAATAGTCTTGCCTATGCACAATCCTTTGAAAAGATTGAGGCTCAGTTTGAAAGTGTTAATTCAAGCATTACCACCCTCAAGAAAACAGTTTCTGATAATGAAAAAGCACAAGCGGAGGTTAACGAACTCATTAAATCAGAAATTGGCGATAACAAAGCGGCAATTGAACTGCGTGGGCAAACTGTTTTCGATCACAAAGGGAATGGCTCTGCGATTTATACAATCAAGACAGGCATTAATTGGAATGGCCAATATTATGACGCCAAATTCATGATGGGAGCCACCGTTAAAAACGGTAAAGTCGTGACTCAAATTGGCTTCAGTGCTGATACTTTCGGTATTTTCAATCCATCGAGCGGCAAGTTAGAGCCCGTATTTTTTGTCGAAAATGGTCAGGTGTTTATCAATGAAGCGTTTATTAACAAGGCCACAATTGAAAAAATCATTGTGGGGACGGATATGCGTTCAAAAAACTACGTGCCCGGCAAGTCTGGTATGCGCATTGATATGGAAAATGGGATATTTGAAACGAATAGCAACGAAGGTGATTATTCTGTCATTCGCAATAGCAAAGGGGATTACTTTAAATATAAAAATACATACATCATAGAGTTAGGGTGGTTCTTATGATTGATAACCTGTATGGATTGAAAATTCGCAATCCTGATGGTAGTGAGTTTGTTTTTAATGAACGCACAGCCCCAGCAACAAATCTTTGGACCCGTTATGTGAAAAGAAGTGACGGTCTATCTCCAGATGGTGGTTGGCTAACATACAAATGGAATTGCCCCAATGAAATACCTGAAGGATATGGGTTTCAAGTAGTTTCTTTGAGTGCAGCAGAGGTGACATTTACACAAAGTGGCGATAGGCGCTACGTATCTGGGACAAAGGACAAAATCGCTTATAGCTCAAATGGCAGGAAAGTCACTGTGATGGGGATGATGGATTATGACCTCAACTATGTAAAAATTATTGCATTCCCGACAATCGAATCCCAAAAATCGACCAGTGGTTTTGGGTTAAAAGTGATGGGAAGTTCTATTTTTCTTGAGAATACCCCACCTCTTGGTTATGCCTATGCGACTCATAAAGCCAAAGTGTATATTACGGATGCATTTAATATCGGTAATACTTTCCCCGGGTTAACAATTGAGAATGCCGTATTTTTCTTTTACACCGATGATAATAAATCATTTATCCGACTAGAGGCATCTAACGTGCAAAGCTGGGAGGAATTAAAGTGGTGGCGGTATGTTAGCCGAAATCGAAACAGCACCAACATTACAGCGTATTCACCTGCGTGGTATTGGGTTGTTGCTTTTACAAACGTGCAACCAGCTCAACTCAACACCTCGGGTTTTGGCTTAAAAATCCGCAACCTCGAGGGGAAAGTGACGTTTAACTCCCAGATGGGGGTAATGACTAGGCCTATTACCGTTCCGGGAAATCAAATACCGCTAGGTTCAGGTATTAACGTTGATTCCATTCGTCGGCCCATGTACACACCGACAAAGGTCGGGGAGATATTCAGCAGTGATGGTGGTTTAGGCTGGTGGCGAGACCTGAATATAGGGAATTTAGGTGAGTCTCAAATCAGTTTGTTTCAAACCAGTACTTCTCAACAGCGTGGTTATCATGGCAATCAAACGATAGCCCGAACTGCAACCCCCGCTATTTTTCTAGACGCTGCAGATTATTTTCCTTTTCCATAGGTAACCATATGAAAAAATTAATTATGCGATATTCGCAGGAATAGTCGTGCTTATTGCTGCGTGCAAATCCCCTGTAACAGTCACACACGAAGTTTGTGAAGGGCTATTTGTTATCACGCAATCTGATGCAAATGAGTTTAAACAACACCACTGTATGAAATAAGCAAATGAACACCTACAGGCCGCTTAATTGCGGTTTTTTTGTATCTAAATTTCGGAGAATCCTATGTACAACACAGGCACAGTCACAACAACAGCAAACAGCACTAAAGCCACCGGCACAAACACAAAGTGGAAAGACAACAACTCACTTGTATCAGCAGAGCAAGTTATTTTAATTCAAAACGGAACGACAGTTTACATTAACAGTATCGCATCAATTCAAAGTGACACTGAGTTAACATTATCTTTTGCGGCTCCAGCGGCAGTAAAAAATGGGAGTTACAGAATATTAACAACAATGGTGAACTCTATTTCTGATGCTGCAAACAAGCTAGTTGCAATGAACAATGCAAATGCAGTATTTAGTGAAGTTTTGAATCGAATGTTTACAGAAACGGGAATTATCACAGTTGTATTACCTGACGGGACGACATTAAAAACAAAAACATTCGCTGAAATGGATAAGCAGCTAGATGGGAAGTTTGATAAAACAGGTGGTTCAGTTGAGGGAGGTCTTTCGGCTACAGGTGCAATTCAAACATCTGGTGGGCAAGTAACGGCACATACTGCTGGTGGAGTAGGTGCGCAGTTAGATAGTAGAGGCGATATAGCAAAAATAAGGTCGAGGAATAAAAACGGAACGTGGTTTGACCATGCAATTCCTGAAACAGCAGGAACGTTTATGCAAGTTGGTGATTGTGGTCTTGGTGGTGTAAATATAAATTTGGAAGGGTTGTATGGGAGCGGGCAAAACTTCGACTTACCTTTGATGTTCAATTCAAGAAGCACGGGACTATATGCATGGGGCGGTGCAAAGAACCCACCAAATGTTAACAAATACAACTTTCTATTTCATCAACGATGGTCAGGGAATCAAGTAACATCTCCACAGGCCATATTAGGAATGACACCAGAGGGGGATTTATTTCATTATGGTAAAACTACGTCTGAATCGTGGTTTAATAAGGTTACTTTCTACTCAACAAAAAATACAACTAAAGACTCAAACGGAAACTTAAAAGCCGCATCACCGATTATTCGAGTATTCGCTGACGATGTCGATCCAAATGAAGAAGCGGAAGGCGTCACACTCAAAAAATTACATACAGGGATTTACCAGCTTCACGGCGTTCTTGGACTACACTCTGATGCGAGTTGGGGGGGTATTAACGGCGGTATCACAATCCCATGCGGTATTAATCAACTTCCCCTTGTGTATGCGCTTTATGATGTACTGGAGAAAGGAAAACCACACCCTTTTGACGGCCGTATTGTTGAGCCCGATGAGGACGGGGATATCGTTCTATACACGTCTTATCGTCAGCATGATTTACCGCAAAATATACAGTATGAGCGATTCAAGCTTTATCCTGAGTTTTTACGTGATGCTATCGATGGCGAAGAATCAATACCGGGCTTTAATGGCAAAGTTGAATTAACACCCGGAGAACCTTGCGATATTCCTACAGGACATTGGGTTGATGTGCGTGTAAACATGCCTTCAAACTCTATCTACAATCAAAAGCAAGCTGAAGCTGAGAGACTCGCTAAGCTAGAAGCAGAGCGATTAGCACAAGAAGAAGCTAAACGTGCAGCTGAGGAAGCGGAAAGGGCAGAGCAGGAAGCAGCGGAACGTAAACAATATGGCCTTGGTGATAATGATGCCTTGCTGTAA